AAACCGTCGTTGTACCGGACCTGGCTACCGGAGTAGCCGATCTGGAACTGCTTGGTGTTCGCCGAATCGAGCAGGACCGGGGGGTGGCCCCAGGTCGCGGGTTTCATGCCGAACGTCGTGAGGGAGTCAGGGTTGCTGACCTCCTCCGGCGGACGGTATTCCCGAACTTGAGAGCCGTCTGCACGTCGGTAGAGCTGGGTCCCCGTGCGCGCCGCACGACACCAGACGCGGAGGTAACCCTCCTCGGTGGTTTCGCTTCCCGTGATGGGCGCGAAGTCGTAACGAGAAACAGACGTTTCCATGGCGTCAGATTACGTGATTTCGGTGTAGTGAGTAGCCTTAAACGGTGAGCGAGTCAGCGGTGTGGCCATTCACAGGCAGCTAGAGCTATGTCGCAGAATTCGTGGCTTGCGTATTGCTGCTGGACTGACTCAAATGCAAGTTGCAGAGGTGCTAAGAGTCAGCCAAGCTGCTTACAGCAGGTTGGAACATGGTGAGATTGAGGTATCGCTTAGTAAGTTGTTTGCTTTGGCTGAGTTGTACAGGATTACTCTGGAGCAATTGATTGTAGGGATCTAGGCGTTATACACTTCTGTGTGCCAGACAACGGCACCTTCGGCAATTAGGCGGCGCTTGATGTCTGCAGCTTCGTGCACTGGGCATAGCAGAGTCTGAGCGCCGGCGCTGTTCCAGAACCACAGGCGGGTGAAGGCGTGCTCGGGGGGATGGGCGGGTTTCACCTCAGTCTGCTCAGGAGCGGCGACTGGCTTTGCCCGAGCACTTCCACTTCGCCCTCGAGAGGCAGAGCGGCGTGTTGCGCTCAGCGCCGGAGCAGTCGTAGCCCTCGGATTTCATGTCGCCGAAGCTGCGAGCGCAGTAGCGGTCGCCTTTGTCCGTGCCGGGGGCGATCTTGTAGCCCTTGGCGCCGTAGCGGACGGTGTTCTTGCGTCCGGTCTCGGGGTTGGTGACGGTCTTGGCGTACTTCTTGCCGTCCTCAGCGTCGCGGCGTGTCGGCGGCTGCAGCAGGACTGGGGCGTAGTGCTGGATGAAGTTGTCCCGGCGGCCGGTCTTGCGGTAGTTGGGCTCGTACCGGCGGCGCAGTTTCTCCACGGTGAGGTTGTGGGTCCGCATGCCGCTGCGTAGGGAAGCGCGGGTGGCCTTGCCGGCGGCGTGCATGGCCTTGCCGACGGCCATTCCTCGTTCGACCTCAGCCTGTGCTGCGCGGCCAATGGCGCGCTCGGCGGCTTGGTTGGCGCTACGCGCTTCGTTGTGGAGTCGCTGGGTCTTGGATTGGGGGCGGATGCCCTCCAAGGCGCCGGGGGTCAGCCGCATTGATGGCTTGCGCGCTGTGGCCCGGTGGACGACCTCGGTGACGGCACGCTGCGCGCTGCGTTGTGCAGCACCGGGTGCACCGAGGATGGCTTTGCGGCTGCCTTTGTGCAGGAGAGCGGCGCCGACAACGCCAGCGGTGAGTCCTGCGGCGATGGCCTTGCCTTTGGGGAAGGCGCCGCGCTGGTGGCAGGTCTTGCCAGCGGAGATGAAGCCCTGGCCGCAGGCGCGGCCGGGGGCGTCGAGGCGGAGCGTGGACGGGGTGAGCGTCATGGTGCGAAGCCCTCGGCCCAGACGGAGTCGCGACGCTTTGCGGGGCGGTGATTGCGCCACTTGAACGCAGCGTTACGCCCTCGGTTGACCGCCCCCTTGATGTCGGTGCCGTAGCCCTTAGCGAGGGTGCCGAGGTTCTTACCGAGATCCTGGCCTGTAGCTGCCACGTTGGCGGCGTTCTTTGCAGCCCCGGCCCAATTGCCGCGGGCCACATTGCCTATGCCGAAGCCGGTCTGCAGGGTCGGGTCGATCACAGCACGAGCAGCGCTGCGCATGTTCGCTCTCGGGTGGAGAAACGCAGTGCCAACGATTGCGGCCCCGGTAAGAGCCGCTGCGCCGGCGGCCAGCTTGACCGGCTTGTTCCACGAAGCCCTGCACTTGTGGTCTTTGGGGATACAGGCGTTGCCACAGGGCTTGGAGCCAGGACCGCAGTTCAGCTTTTTATTGCCAATGAAAACATCGCTGCGTACTAAAGTCGGAGTAAGTACCACGGCTCAGATCGCGAGTTGGTCGAGCTCGGGGGAGAAGCCGGCAGCGTAGACGGAGTCGCGGCGAGGCGGCGCTGAACTAGCCGCTACTGCACCCAAAGCAAGGCCGGCACCAAGTAGCGTGGCCCCACGAGTAACACGGCGGTTGAATACTTCACGTTTTGCGACTTTGCGCACAGCTTGTCGCATGGGATCTGTAGAGCTAGCGCTCGCCTGGATTGCGCTCCTGAGATCCTTGTTAGAGGCTCCACGCAACTGGGATGCTACGAACCTGCGACTTTGTGTTCCTCTCGTCTGGATGAGCAAGGCTGCTTGCTCTGGTGAAATGTTTACTTTTTTACCCGTTGCAGCTTCTTCTGCTGTGATGCTGCGCTCAATCTGCCTGATCTGTTTTCCGGACAGCGGTCTACCAGAAGGATTGGCATAGCCCACCACCTTTTGTGCTTGCCCCTTAGTGCACTTTTCGCCCTCGGAGATGGAGCTGTTGCCGCACTTGAGGTCCAGGCGCGCGGCGGCGTCGAGGCGGGCGCGGATGTAGGAGCGGCTGCGGCCTTGGATGCCGAGATCGCAAGCGGCGAGGTACTCCTGAGGGGTCAGGGCGTCGTTGCGGTCCATCTTCTTACCGCAGCTTCCGTCGCACTTAGCCTTGCGCTTGCCACAGTTGCAACCCTCACCGTCCATCGGCTTTTTGCCGTACATGCCACCGTCCATCGGAGCCTTGGTGGCCTTGGCGTTCTTCGCGCTGCGCTTGCGGTTTGTCTTGGCCTTCGGGGCGTCGTCGGGCTCGGCGCCTTCGCGGGTCTCTTCAGCGGCGGATTCGGCGCTCTCGTGGGCTTTGCCCTCGCCGGGCTCCATCTCCATCGGTGGACGCTTCTTGGTGGCAGCGGGCATAGCAGTAGGGCGACGCTGCCCAGGATGTGATAGGCCAGTGTAAGAACCAGTTCCGGCCTAGGACAGCGGCGTTGGTGCGAGTTGCTCGAACACCGCGGCCTTGTTGAGAGAAACAGGCTCGGTGCCGGCGCTGGCGAATGCTTTGGCGACGTCGGACTTATGCGTTTTCCGCATAGATGCGTAGTCCGGGTCCATCGAGGCCACGTCGGCGTCCCACGGGGCGAGGTAGCACCGGCAACGCGGGTGCAGCGGCACCTTGATCTCGGCGCGGCGGTAGATCTGGGCCGCTCTCGGGGCGCAGAACGGGCAGAGCCGGTCGTCAGCAGTGGCGTAGTACATCACCAGCTCGATGCCCTGCGCGGCGTAGTACGTGTTCGAAGCGTCGTTGTAGGCGCGCAGTGACTCGGTGCGCACAATCGCTTCAGCGCGGGACTTCACCACACCGAGCCGAGCGCGCATGTCCTGCACCATGGCGTCGGTGGGGCGGCCTTCGGCGATGCCTTGGGCGACGGTCTCGGCAGCGGTCTCGGCGAACTTCTCGCCGTGGCGGCGCAGGTAGCCCTTGGCCTGGCCGGCGGCGGCGATCGTCGCTTCCAGCGGTATGGAGACGTCGACCCGCGGGCCGGTCTTCACCTGACCGGTGAGCTCATCGGCGACGGTGATACCGAAGCGCCCGGCGGTGCCCACGAGGTTGCGCAGGATGCGGTCGTAGCCGTCCACGGCGTTGGGGTTGAACGACGGCACCAGCATCCGGAACTCCTGCAACAGGGCCAGGTTGCGTTGGGCGGGGTCGTTGTAGCCCGCCTGCATGTGCACCCGAGCGCGGTGGACCAGGCGGTTGAAACTCGCGTCGAGGACGCGGTTGAGCATGGTGATGGTGCCGCTCTCGGAGGTGTGGAGGAGGCGGTTGTAGCGCTCAAGCAGGTCCATAAACGCGGGCTTCGCCGAGGCGGATCAGCAACATGAGGTAGAGCTTCGTGCGAACGACGGCGTCGGCGTCGGAAGTAGATCCCGCGAGCAGCTGCGCCGGTGTAGGCAGTTCGCCCTCGGTGTCCTGCTGCATCTCGTCGGTGCGCTTGCCCTGCTTGATTAGCGCTTGAAACGCGCGGAGATCGGCGCGAGCGCTCTTGTCGCCGGCGGCCATGCGGGCTTGCATGTCCAGGACGCGCGCCTGCTGCTTCACCGATGGGATGTCCTTCGGTGGGGCGCCTGCGGTCTTGCGGTCGTAGTAGCGGTACAGCGAGCGGGTGAGGACGCTGAGCCGTTCCGCCTGAGCGGAGCGTGCCTGACCCGTGGTGATCATCCGGGCCCAGGTCTCGCAGTTGTTGTCGAGCGCGTCGTACTTCAGGCGGGCACCGAGGCTGGCGAAGACACGCTGCTCGATCTCGGATGAGCTGAACGCCGTAGTTCCTTTCAGCGCAGGGGCTTTGGCGAACACGAAGGGAGCAACACCCTTTGCGCCCGGTCCGTACTCGTACAGATTGATGTGGCCCTCGCGAAGCGCGCTGTCGGCGACACCGAAGTCAGCGAACTGATGCCGCGCCCCCTGCTTGCCCATGTACACGGCGAAGTGGGCCGTGGGGTCTTGCTTGGCGCTGCCTGACCCAAAGCGGGTGTAAACCAGATCCCCCGGCTTCCAACCCTCCTTTGCGGTGACTTTGTCGTAGTGAAGACCAATGGCCACGTCGTAACTGACTTTGGGGTCACCGGCCTGCGCTGCACGGACGGCTTCGCGGTATCCAGGCGGATTCGGTAACCCCTCGGCTTTGTAGAAACGGTGCGCGTCGAGAGCGACCGTCACACCAATCGCACCGACAGCAGCGACAACAGTGGCCAGGGCGATCTTGCGCCCCATGTGGGCGGGTTTAGCGCGCTCGGGGGCATCGGGGGCGTCCGCACCTCGCCCCTTCCGACACTCATGCGCCTTCGGGATGTGCGAGGCGCCGCAGGGCTTTCCCAGGCGGGGGTCCTCCTTGAAATCGGCGCGGGCGGCCAGGTACGTGGCCGTGCGGACGAGCTCGGCATCACCGCGGTTGCGCTTCACTTCGCGCTTGGCCGCCTCCAACGTCATACCGGGGTTCTGCCGCATCAGTTGGTAGGCGGCCTCGCCCTCGGTGGAGGGGCGTTGGCGTTGGCGCGCCGGCTGGGTGCGGGGGACCGCGCCGGTGAAACCCTCCCGCTCCAGGATCTGAAATGCCTCGCTTCGGCCGACAGTGCGCCCCTCGATCTCGGAGGCGGCGGAGACCGCGAGGCGATCACTGATGGTGTACATGCTGCGGGGCGTGCGCGCCACTTCACGAGCGTGGTACTCGCGCAACGCGAGTTCGGCGTGAGATGGTCCCTGGACCTGGCTGCCGGGGCGCACCAGCCCGAGGACATACTGCGCGCGCGACTGACGCCCGTCGATCATCGTCTGTTCCACCCCCGCGCGCCGCATTTCACGCGAGAAAAATGAGGAGGAAGAGGCATTCTCGATGGCGGATGCTCTTGACGTGTAGAAATCATTGAAAGTACCAAATGTTTCGTTGTAGACAGCTCTGGCTCGGGTCTTGGGGCTATTTGTTAGTGTCTCTTCTAGGCTTTGTGTGAGCTGTGTGCGCACACGATTATTGCTCTGACCTGTAGGCAGTGTGCCTCGTACTACTCCCTGGATGAAGGTACGTTGATCAGCGGGGGCAAGCGTGCGAGCACCACCTCGTACACTCGTCACTCGGTAGCCCTGCTGTTGCGCCAGATCGAGGAGATCGGACTTGTACTCACCGAGGCGGCGCTCTACTGCGTCTTTAATCGCACCACTTGTGAGTACATCGTCCCCCTGGAGGCCGAACTGCCGCGCAAGGAACTCATCAGTAGCAGGGCGAGCAAAGACGCTTGCACGTTTGTCACCAGTAAGCCCTACACCGTTCTCGATACGCGTCACACCCCAGAAAGCGCTCTGATGTTCCCGGTTCCAGGCGTCGAAGTCGGAGTTTGCGCCGCCATGCTTGCCGTTGACGGTCTGCAGCGCCTTCACGAGGTTGGTTCGGGCGTCTGCATCAGCGCCGGTGACCTGAGTCCGCGCAAGCTGGCCGGTCAGAACCGCTGAGGCGGGGTTGGCCTGGCGGGTGAGCTGCTCTTGAACGCCGGCAGAGACAGCTGCGCGTACCCGCGCTCGCTTGGAGCCAATACCGGGAATGGCGTCCAGCACACGGCTAACACCAAGCCGCGTGGCATTGTTAATGTTGGCGCCGACACCATCGCGGTAACCAAAAGTGTCGCTCTTCATCAGCAACGCGTGGATGCCTAAGCCACCAGTTACTACCGCGAGGCCGATGCCGATTGCGCGTGTGCGATCTTCTAGCTTTTTCTGCAGTTCTTTCTTCTGCTGGATATTGCCTGGGACGATCTTGACCGAGCCTCGGATGATCGCACGCTTACCACCTTCAACTTCTGAGAAGTTGCCTTTTACAATGCCTTTGCTGATGCGACCAAAGCCGCGTTGGATGTTGGCAAGTCCACCGAGCGGATCGGTTTTGACCGCACGCAGATGTGGATCAGCGCCTTGACCTTTGAGTCGGCAGTCCCACGTCGGCGATTGGCAGCGATTGCCGCAGCGCACGTTGGGTGGGTTGCACTGCACGTTGCGCGTGGTCTTGCGTGCGTCCAACCGCTCTCGGGCGGCCAGGTACGCCGCGGTGCGGAAGCCTTCGGGCGTCAAGGGGTGCTGGTTCTCCATCAGTACACCTCCCATCCGGCGCGGAGGGCTTCAAGTTCGCCCTCGGGGACGGGGGACAGCCCTGCCACATTCTGCCGAGGGAATAGAGCGGCCACGCCTTGCTTGGCTGTGCGCAGTGAGGCGAAGCCTGTCACATAGGGGCCCTCGAGCAGGGCGCCATCCACCGCATCGAACCGAGCGCGGTACAGCTTGTAGCTACGTGCGCGGTTGGGCCCGAAGACCATCAGCGGGGCGTTGGCGCTGGAGTCCGTGCGCTGCCCGTCGGGCCCGACAAGGTGGCCGGCGCGGATCTCACCGGCCGTGTGCGTGACGCGGATCCGCAGGCCGTGCGCCTCGTAGTTGTCGAAGACGTCGCGGCGCTTCGCGGCCGGGTCGGCCTCGGGGGGAGCTCCGGCCTCGGGTGGTTGCTCTTCCTGCGCCGGCGGGTTCTGCAGCGCCTGGGCCTGCGCTTCGTAGCCCATCATCTGGCTCTGGAACGACGCTTCGGCTTGCGCGACGAGCTGCTCCGAGACGACTTCGTTCAGCGTGGTCTCGATGCTGTACTCCGTTCCGGCAAAACGGGATTCACGTACTTCGATAGCGTTGAGGACGCCGAGGTTCACGTACTGGGCGTCGACCTGGGCCATTTGCAGGCGCAGGGCGGCTTTTTCGCTGTTGGTCTCGGTGAACACCGAGGGGAAGTGGGTCGCCCAGGACGCCGGCGGCCTGCCGCGAAGCGGGCCCTCGCGGGCGGCGAGGATGTAGGAGAACACCTCGGTGACCGGGGTGCGGCAGTACACCTCCTGCCACTGCTCGACCAGCGAGGCCCAGACGCGCTCCTCGAAGCGACCCTCCTTGCCGAGTCCGCCGGGGGAGTCGCCCATCAGGATGGAGGCGGGCCAGCCGGTGGCGGCCTGCAGATCCTTGACGAACGGGTCGGTTGCGCTCGCGATGTTGGCCAGGGCGCGGTTGAGGAACTGCAGGTCCTCCTCGACGTCGACCACCATGCCGCCGTACACCGAGCGGCTGAGGTTGTTGGCCTCCAGGCGCTTGCGCAGGTCGCTCTCGTTGCCGGAGGCGATCCGCTGGAACAGGCCGGGGATCTTGTGGACGAACAGGTCGGCGTCGGAGGTCATCGACTCCAGGCCCGACATGGCCGACTCGTAGCGCTTGAACGACTCCCAGATCAGCTGCAGAACGCTGTGGCCCCAGCCGGTGTTCCGCGCTCGGACACGCCAGGGCAGGTACAGGCCGTCGAACCGGGCGACGCGTGAGCTGTGGATGCGGACGTTGACGTACGGGCCGTCCTGCTCCGGGGTGATGCGCTGACTTGTTGTGATCCGGTAGTGACTGGGCTTGGACCAGTCGGTGATCGTGAAGTCCTCGGGGATCAGCTCGTGGCGGGACAGGGGGACGTAGCCGCGGACCGAGCGGATGCGGGTGGCATCGACGGGTTCGTCCTCGGGGAGGCCGTCGTCGATGAGCAGCACGAGGCCGGCGCCGCCGTAGAGGCGCTGCAGCTTGATCACCTCAGACAGGGACGCGTGGAACTGCGTGACCTTCAGGTACTCCTCGAAGCTGGTGATGACGTCCTGGGCGTTGGGGTCGGCGCCACCGATCGTGATTGTGGCTCGGTGGCGAAGGATCTCATCGGCGATGGCGTCGACGTAACGACGTGGGACACCGTGGCTGTAGAGGGCTTCGAGTTCGCCTTGCGTTAGGAGGTAGCTGGAGCCGACGGAGGTTGCTGTTGTCTTGTCTTTTCCGCTCACACCCATGCCGGTGAGGACGTTAACAAGTGCGCCGTCATTCCTGTTAGTACTTATATCGTTCCGGAATTTATCGGACTCAAGCAGCTCCACGGCAGGGGTGGGCGGGGGGCAATACGCACAGTCTACGAGTTGAGGCTGAATTCTTGTCAGTCGCAGAAGTCGGGAAAAATCGAGAGAAACTCAGCTTTAAGGCACAAAAACTTAGAGTCTAGGCGCAAGAACTTAGCCTCTACATACAAAAACTTAGAGTCGGTTCTACGCGTGCTCGGGGGGTCCATACGCTGGGTAAGCGGCATTCGGCGCATGGTGGACCATCACATCGATGGATCCGTCCTCCTTTCGAAGCGTCTCGCCAAGCTGCGGTTCCGGCAGGGGATTCTCGACTCCTGGAAGTGCCTATGCGCCTACTGCGGTAGGCCGGCGGGCACGCTCGATCACGTCCGCCCTCGGTGCAAAGGTGGGCACACGGTCGCGCAGAACCTGATCGCGGCCTGCGCGGATTGCAACCGGGCCAAGGGCTCGGAGATCGACTGGGTTCGCTGGTTTCGCGCTCAGGCGTTCTGGGATCCGGAGCGGGAGGCGGACATCTGGCTGTGGCTCCACTCTCCCCGAGCGGCGTAGTGACATGGGGGTCGCGAGGATCGAACTCGCCTGAGGCCGATTATGAGTCGGCTGCTTTCACCAGATAGCTAGACCCCCTGGTGTTGGACTTGGTCGGGTTGATTATACAATTAAATATGTGCGAAGAACCCCGCAGTATTCGGGGTCTCGGGGACGGCGCTGCAGGCGAAGGCCAACGCCATCACAGTATCGTCATGCGCGCCTGAGGCTGCTTCGCGGGCTCCGGATTCCTTCTGCTGGAAGGCGCGGAGCTCGTTGGGGATGGCGCCGTTCGGGAAGATCAGCTCGTCGCGCTCGAGGTAGTAAAGGATGCGGTCGGTTGCTACTACCTTGCTGGGGCGGCTAGTGCTGAACGTCTCGATAGCATAGTTGGGCAGGATGTTGGCGAGCGCCTCTGCGATCACAGCTCCCATCGCCTGCTTCTCCACGATTACCCGCTCGGGTAGGTAATCCTCAATGAGGGACTTCACATGGCGCAAGCTGTAATCAGTGCTCTTGCCGTTCTCGTGGTACATGGCCACCACTTCGTAGGGAGTGGTGGTGATGTCCAGCACCAGAGCGGTGAAGTAGTCGTTGCCCCCGGCGTTCGGGTCGATGCCGATCACGTAGGTGCGGCCGATCGAGCCGCACTCGCGCCAGTGGCCGCGGGTGGCACGGCGGATCAGGTCTGTTGGGTAGATCTGGGTGTCGGTCGCACCGAAGGCCAGCTCGTATTCGCTGTCCCATGCGGCCTGGGTCATGCGGCGGGACTCGCGGGTCCGCTGCGCCCACTGCGGGTCGGCGCCGTAGATCGGATGCTGGCTGTAGTGGATCGCGACCCGGTTCCAGGAGTCCTGGACTTCGGCCAGGGCTGTGTTCAGCGCGGCGATCTCGTGGCGGCGCACGTAGTCGTACCAGTCGACCGGCGTGCCCTGGTGCCACAGCTGGCCGAACCAGTCGAGCTCGGTGTCGGGGGTTGACGTGACGATCACCTTGGCGGCCTCGCCCACCATCGACAGGGTCGGCATGGCGCCTCGGTAGATCTCGGCAGCGCCGTCAAGGAACGCACCTTCGTCCATGAACAGGACGGAGCAGCTGGGGATGCCGCGGGCCGCGCGGGGCGACGCCGGCAGGAAGTACAGCGTGCCGCGCCCCTCGATGGCGATCTGCGTGTTGCTGTCCGTCAGATAGCGGATCGATTCGCCCTCGATGCTGTTGGCCATGGCGCGCACTCGGCGGCCAAGCTCGGAGGCGTCCTGCTGCGTCTTGGAGAAGACCACGGCGGCGAAGCCGCGCTCGGTGAGGGCGCGGCACAGCAGGTAGGAGCAGACCGTCTCCGAGGCGCCCATCTGGCGCGACTTGTTGATGATCGTGTTGGGGTGGGCGTTGATGCTCTCGACCAGGGCCTCCTGGTAGGGGTACGGGTCGAAGGGAGCCACCGTGCCGGCCGTGCGGATCCAGGTGCGTCGTGCGAACGACGGCCAGTCATCGACGCCGGGGAGCTTGGTTGGCGGTACGGCCGGGTCGAAATTCGCGGCGCGGGCAGCGCGGCGGGCCAGCTCGAGGCGGAGGCGGTCGGCGCGCCGCTGGAGCTGCGAGAGGGAGGAGGTCATCGGCGCGGGGCCTTAGGCGTCCTCGGGGTCGGCGGGATCTGCGGAGGGCAGGAGCTCGGGGCCGTCCTCCTCGGGGATCTGCATCAGGCCGTAGATCTGCGACTCCAGGTCCGACACGGTGCGCTCCAGCAGCTTGCGCTCCTGGTAGGCGGCGGCACCGTTCAGCAAGGCGCGGGAGGCGGCGATGCGGTCACTGGCGCGGGCGTTCTCGTCGTGCATGATCGAGGTCAGCGTGGCGATGGCGTCTGGCATCAGGGCGAGTCCTTTGGACTCGGAGATGTCGATCAGCTCTTGCTGGAGGGCGTAGATAGCACGTTGAACGGCGGGGCGTTTGCGCCAGTTATAGAGGGTCTTTTCTGCTATACCTAAGGCGCGCGATACTTCTCTGCAGGTTTTGCCGCGGGCGAGAAGTTCGGCGGCCATTCGTTCGCCCTCGCGGAGGCCGTCGACGATGGAGGCGTTGCGGTGGACCACAGCCCGATGCTTACTGATGGTTACCGAAGATTACCGCTTTTGAGTGTCATTGGCTTCGTCCCATTCAGGCACCAGCGTGGCGCTCAGGAACTGGGTATCGGGGCATAGTTCCTGGGCGCTGGTGATGGCGTGCGCAAGGTCACGGGCCATCAGGTGGAGCGGTGTGGCGTGGCTGAAGGTCACGCGGTACAGCTGGAGTGGCTTCATGGCTCACCCTCCACCCCAGGCACCGGCAGCGCCCAGCGGGGGAGCCAGTGGGTGTCCCCTTCCAGGGTTTCCGAGTCAAAAGTCCAGCACGGACGGATCGTGTGAGGCCCACAGGCTGGAGGTGAAAACCACCAACACCTCCCCTCCGCATCGCAATCCTCCGGCCTCGGCAGGCGCTCGCTCACCGTCACCGGCTCGATGGCGGGGCGGCCCCAGCGGGCGAGGACGGCGCGGGCGAAGGCGGCCATGCTTCCGCATTCGATCACATCGGAGACTGAACGCTCGTCGGTTTCAGACCCCCACCAGTAGATAGCGAACTCGTCCAGCTCCGCATCCGTCGGCCCCTGCGGCTCGGGCTGGGCCAGGCACTCCAGCAGATCGGCGGCGAGATGGAAACGCTTAAAAGTCGCAGTAGCGGCCTTCTGCAATGCGTAGTCAGCGTTGTATCTCAACCACGCCACCAGCTCAGCTACTTCCCCATCGGCCTGCGGCTCGGGCTTGGCGTGTTGCCAGCGGCTGTCGGGATGGCTCAAGATTGCCTCCGCCAACGCAGCAGCGCCTTTGTCGTGGTTGCCGTCAACCCTACGGATGATTGCAGCCAAACGCAGAATGTCATCTACTTCGGGCATTGGCCCCTGCGGCTCGGGCTGGGCCAGGGCGGCGCGGGCTTCAGCCGCCAACGCATGAGTTTCGCGGCGATCATCCATTAAAAGCTGTCGGTAGTGATCTAGCTCATCGGCCATGCGGGCGCACAGCGCACGAAAGTCAGTCATTAGTCTGTTCCAGTGGATAAAGTTCATCAGCAGCTTCACGAAAACACTCAGCAAGCTGCTTACGTTCTTCCTCGTCAAGAAGTCCTAGATCAACGTGGACGCTATCTAGGCAAACCGTTACAAACACCAACTTCTTGTTGTGCCAACGAGTTTCAATTCTCACTGCCACCCTCCAGCTTGGGGCGGCGCATTGCACGCAACCAGTCGGCTTTGTCCTTGCCGTACATCGTGTGGATGTTGGCTAGACACGCCTCTAGCTCTTGGTCGGCTCCCCATTGGGCGGCCATGGCCCATGTGGCTTCAAGAGTGTCTCCGGTGTGGAACCGGGCGAGCAACCGCTGCACCAGCTCGTCCAGCCCCTCATCCGTCGGACCCTGCGGCTCGGGCTGGGCCAGGGCGGCGCGGGCGCGGGCTACTAGGTCCGTTCCAAAAATGGCACCATCGTCACAATCGAGCAGCTCAGCGCACAGCGCACGGAAATTGGATTCAGTCATTGACACCCTCCAGCTCATCAGCGATGGTCAGCAAAATGCGTCGTTCGCGTGTGCAGTACACAGCAGCAGCTTTCAGGGCGGCGGCAGCAATCTCCCGTGAGTAACACTCAAAGACAGGGTTGATTTCGTACTGCATGGCGGCATCCAACACCGCCTGCGCTTGTGGCGATAAAGTAGTCATTCAGGCAGCGCCTCCAAAGCGCGGCGGATTTGAGATAGGTCGCAGCCTCTGCCGTGCATGGCCAGGTCTGCGTTAAGCGTGTCGAGCTGAAGCAACGCCTGCTCCTTCAAGCTCGGAGGCTTGGGGCGGCGGGCGGCGCGGAGTTTATCGCTCCTGCGTTGTGCTGCAAGATGAGCGGTTGCTGAAAAGTTAGCTGCACTATTCCAAATAACTTTACAACACGCCTCCAGCTCCTGGTCTGCGCCCCATTGGGCGGCACGGGCGGCGATGTGCTCAGCAAAAATGCCGGGCTCTTCGTTGATCCACTGCTGCACCAGCTCAGGCGGTGGGGTGATCGAATCAATCATGACGTTCCTTTCACGTAGAGAATACCCAGTGCGATCGACCAAGCAATCATGAAAACAAGTGTTGTAGTACTCATGGCGTAAGCAACGATGCAAAGTAAGCCCGAAACTGTGACCAATTCACGTGCACGATATGGTTCTGCCAGCGCACCGAGCCCTTGGGGGCAACGAGCTCGGCATGCTGAATCGTCATAAAGTGGGCGCCGCAGCTCGGGCAGTCCCGCCGCCGGCAGAAGTGGCCCTCCGGCGAGCGGCTGGTCCGGTTCACGTCAGTGATCAGTGAGCCGCACTCGGGGCAGGGCGGGCCACTGCGATTGACCGCCATCAGTCGAACCAGGAGTCGGGGGTGGTGGAGCCCTCCGTAGGGCGGGCCCAATGGGCTGCGGCGCCCAGGGCCAGGCCCAGGACGATGGCAAGCAAGGCGTAGCGCTTCATGAGGTCGAGGTGGAGGTAAAGGCGCGCAGGAGCTGCGCTTTGCGCTCGTCGATCAGGTGGGCGGAGGAGACGATCGAGCAGGGGCCGCCCTCGGGGAGGCAGATCCGGTAGCAGTCGTGGCCGTGGCGGTCGACGTAGTACTCGACGCTCAGGTCGTCGGGGCTCATGGCAGCGGGCCGGCGCACAGGGCCCGGCGGGAACGCGTGCGGAAGAAGTCACACAGTTCCGGCTCGTTCGCCATCAGCAGACGGGCGTAGAGCGCGGAGTAGTTGTTGTTCATCTTCCACTCCGCGCATTTGTCCGTTGTCTCCAGCGCGCGGTGGAACCGGACGACCTCGAACAGGGCTTTGATGCCGTAGTGGGTGCGGCCCTTGCGCCGGAGGTGCAGGGCGTGCTCCCGCAACTCTGTGTAGACCCGCGGGTTGGCGATGTGGAACGCCCAGAAGTCGCGTTCGATTCGGTCGGGCTCGTGGACCGGAGGGGCGGCGGTGTAGGTCATGCGGCCTCGGCGTAGCGCTGCGCCAGGCCCGTGTACAAGCCGTGGAGCTCGTGGCCGTGGCAGTCGCGGCCGTCGAGCACGTAGAGGGCCTCGAGGCGGTCCTGGCGGGCCTGCTGCACCACGGGGTCGCAGGGCGTCTCAACACGGTTAGGGGAAAGGCTCATCGCAAAAAGGAATGGGATGGTTTAAGTCGAGTTAAAGGAATCTACATTGCGTGTATTGCTATTCCGTGCGCAGCAGTCGTTTCAATCGCCGCTGGTACGCCTTGGCGCGGGCGCGGTCGTAACTGGTGATGTGCCAATGGCCACACCAGGGGCACGAATACGCAGTTCCTGCATAGCCGCGGCGCCGGGTGAAGGCGACGGCCTCGGGGCGGCTGCTGTAGGCGGCCTTGGTGCTGCACATTGCGGCAGAGCGCTGTAGAAAGTCGGCATCGGACAGGTCCAGCGGGTTGATGTGGGGCGCTGCGCTCACGCGTCCTCGGCGGAGAGCAGTTGCTCGAGGCGCGCAGAGTCGTTGCCCAGGGCCTTCGTTGAGCGGCCGGCCCGGTCAACGGCGCTGGCGGTGTCGCCCACGGCGCCGAGAAGCGGGCCGGCGACTGGGGCCAGCTCCTGGCAGTACGTGGCCAGGGATGTCCAGAACGATGCAGTCATGGTGAGTGAGAACGAGAGGTGTGGATGAGAAAGGCGAAGCACAGCTCAGTCGAGCGTTACTTCGACGACGCGGAGGCCCGGCCAGCCGAGCTCGGTCATCAGGTGTCCGCGGGTCGCGGCGGTGCAGAAGTCCACGAACAGCACTGCGTCGTGGAAGTCGGGCACTACAGCTACCGGCGGGCCGGAGGATCGGTGCTCGGCGGCGAGGAATCCGCCGTCAGCACGGAGCGTGAAGCGACGGCGTGGAGAACGTGCCGGCGGGTACAAAGCGGCTGGAGCAGCCGCGGCGGCGCAAATTGGCATTGGCTTTCAGGATTTCGGCTTGGGTGGCAAACGTGCTGTAAAGCGCGACGCCGGTCTCGATCTGCATGAATTCGTACGCAGCAAAGCCAGCCATGGCGTAATCCATGCGCAGGAGGGGTATCGGGGGTGCGGAGCACGACCTGCCCTGGATGGCGGTCTCGGCTCGTTTGCCCCAGTCTGTCGGGACTGGCGAGCCGAGGGAAGCGCGAACGGTTCAGGCATCACCGGGACCCTGGATCGTGTACCGCCCGGACTGGGGGGCCTCGGCCGGCACGCCTGGGTTCTCGCCGATGGCGGCGAGGAGGTGCTGCTGGTACTGGTCCATGCGGGTGAAGTGGGCGATGGCATCGATCCAGTCGGTGTCGATCTCGTCCTCGGATTCGATCCGCTCGTAGGTCGCGGACAGGGCGGTTGAGCTCAGGGCCTGCCAGGTGTTGACGATGGTCGTCAGCATCTGGGCGAAGGCGCTGTCGCTCAGCTCGCCCTTGAGCAGCTCGGCATGGACCAGGCGCACGAGCCGTTGGTCGCGGGAGGTGAGCGCGTCGTAGCCCTCGTGGAGGATCGTCAGCGTCGCTTCGCTGGAGCCCTCGATCAGGGCGTGCGGGGTGTCAGGAATGGCCATTTGGGCCGGGCGTGGGAAACTGGAAGGGCATGGTCGGTTGACTCACAGCGCCGGTCGTGTGGATGAGCGCGCCGGGCCTGAGAAACCCGGCGCTTTTTGTCGCTACGCCTTGCGGACCCGGTAGGTCACGATGTGAGCGCCGGCGGCGTCCATCTCCTGCACGGACAGCTCGCCGCGGTTGAAGCGGTCGCGGTCGTCGCGGGGCAGCTTGGGCAACGTCACCTCGCTGACGCTCTCGGCGTAGGAGGCCAGCCAGTACGGGAGATGTCCGTACACATGGCGGTGCAGGATGTCGTCCGGGCGGACGTAGTCCTGGTGGCTGCCCTTGATGCCCTTCTCAGCCAGCCAGGCCAGGATCGATTCGTTGTTGAAGGTGATGACAGCTGCGGTCTCGGGCATAGGTGTGGTGGGGATGCAATGCGTGTGTGGAGCGCCGGTGGCTGGGGCATAGATGCGCTGGGCTTACGGCGGGGCCAGCCAGCGCGGTCACACCAGGGCCAGGCAGGCTTCGCGAGCGCGGTCGATGCGGCGTGCGGCGCTGCCGCCCCACAGGGCCTCGAGGCGGGTGCGGGCCCGCTCGGTTTCGTCCTTGGCGCGGCCGGCGTCGTGCGTTTCGAACTGGGTGATGGCGTTGTACAGGCCGTAGAGCGTGCCGGCGCAGCCGGGCAGGTCGCGGATGCCCAGGCCGGTGTCACCGGCGTAGTGGCTGCGGATGATGCCGATCTCGGGGAGGTCGGCGAGCGTGCGCTGGCGGGGCTTGCCGGTGTCCTTGTCCTTGATCGGCGCTGCGAGCTTGTCGGCGAAGGTGCTCTCCAGGACGCGGCGGGCGAGCTCGGTGGTGAGCTGGACGTTGGTCAGGGAGCGCAGCT